ACGACTATAACTACAAAGCCCCAGACCCTGACTTCAAATTCTTCAGTTGTTAGGTTTGGTTTCTGATTGGACGTCATTGATTTTCTTCTCCAAGATAGGGGCTACCAAGTATTCAGGGCATTGTTGGGTAAACAGGCACTTTGGTTTCTGGCACTGTTCCGCGTGGAAGTTATCAGGGTTCTGGCAAAAATATCTGTACCTATCTTCACAGCCTGTTAACAAAAGTATTAATACTAAGTATTTCATTTACCAAGACCAACCTTTCCAAGTAGAAGATTGACAATTCTGTCAGACAGATCATCAGGTAAGAACTTCAGAAAACCTAAGAAATACAAAGCCACACATCCGTAAACGAATATCTTGAGGCACATGTCAAAGGTCTTCTGGTACTCATTCACCGACCACACCTTCTAGTTGTCTCACAGAACTGCATCAACTCATAAATACCAATTGCCACCAAGAACAAAACAAACGCACAACCACCAATGATGATAGCTAATTCGTTCATCTCTTGTTCTTTTTCTTTGGCTTTCTTCTGTGCTCTTTCTAAAGCACGAAGTTCTCTTGCGTCATCAATGTCCATCTGGTCTTGACGAGCTTTAATCTTGTTCCACACGTCAATCTTGCCTGTGGTCATAAAGAGCATTTTGAGCTCCTCTTCAAACGCACGGGCTTGCTCAAGCGCCATCTCTATCTGTAGCGCGGTTCCCATGTTGGAACCCTTGCTTTTCTTTGTCTCAATCAGTGCTTTGGTAGCTGTGCTTTTTGCGTCAAATAACTTCCCGATCATCGGCGCAAGCGAGCCAAGATCATTGGCCACCGCACTGGCCTTCTTAACCATCGAGATTGCTGACTGTATGCCAGCTAGGGCTGTCATCGGATCAATCATTTCCGTTCTACCTTTTTCCATTCAATACAGTAGACCCTCCGGTTGTAAACATCGCCAACCCAAGTCCACTTGACACATCTGTATTCAATAGATACAGCCAGCAAAATTACGGAAAGCACCATACAACGACGTACGTGCCCCAGATTACAAAACCGGTAATACCGACCGCCGCAACAATTGCTTCGGCCCAGTCGCTCATTTTACAGCCCTAACACTTTTTTGACAAATTCAGCCGCGACGCCGGGGCCAAACAAAACGGCAAAAATTACTGCGTATAAGAGATACTCAATCTTGGTCATGCGCTTGTCTCCGCTGTCAAAGCGCGATTGAATACCGTCATAACGCTGAGCGCAAATAGCCTCGTGGACGCTTAGTCGCTTGTCCGTTTCTGATGCTAACTCTTGTACGTCCGCCATAAAATTCCTTAGAGAAGCCACCCGAAGGTGGCTGGTTCTTAGTTTGCTACTACGTCAGTCACGGCCTCTTTAGGCTTGGCTTCCAACGCATCTTTTAACATTCTGAAGAAGGCATCTCTGCCTACTTGCAACTGATCTACATTGAATCTTGCTGAGTCTAGTTTGCGATCTAGGTCTGCAACATGGTTTAACAGCACCTGTTGTTGCTGCGTCATGTCTTCAAACTTGTACTCTACGCCGTCGATAGTCACTGGGGTCTTTTCATTTTTTCCCATGATTTTCCTTTAAATGCCACCAAGATCAGGTGGTGGCTTCCTGTTTAAAGTTTAGGGTATTTTGCTTTTACTGCCTGAACTTGTGCAAGCATAGATGTTGCAGCATCGCCGCCTTTCCACAAAGCATCAAGTTGGTCGCCGATAGATGGGTATTCTTTAGCACGATCGCGTTGGTATTGCGTTTTTGCTAGTTCGGCTTTGTCAAGTTCCCATTGCGCTTCTTCAGCGTCTCGTTCGGCTTCTTCTTCGGCAGTATATGGAATATTGCCTTCTGCGGTTGCATGAAATCTTGCCATGATTAGTCCTTAGCTATTCTTGATGCCGTACAAACGGAATGTGCCTGTCAAATTTCCACCAGCCGCATAAATGCGAACACCTGTCAATGCAGAATTGCTACCTGTATACATTCCAGAACCCATGAATGTGTTCATTAAATCTGAATACTGACTAAACCCAGTCCAATACATTGTTTTTTTCACAGACGTGCTTGATGGATTTGGTACATAAATTACAAACGAACTAAATGAATTGACATCGTTAGCGTACCCTATTGGAATAAAACCCCCGTTTGTAGTAGCGCGTGAAGATACTGTGGTCGAATCTGCTTTTAAGTACAACTGATTGTAAGAATAATTGGTAGTTTGGTAAGAGCCGCCAACCTTTAATCTTGAATACCAACCATCTGTCGTATTGCCCGGAGTCAATCCAGTGACAACGATTGCATACATGTCGTATGTACTGCTAAAAGTAGTTTCAACATCCGCCGTAGCCGCGTTGCTTGCAGTCACAGTAGATAAGAAAGTCCAAGAACCACCGCCTGCTGTTGCCCATGTAGGCGCAGAACCCGAACCTTGCGAGGTCAGGACTTGGCCGGATGAGCCGTAGTTAGCACCTGATAATCCAAATGCTCCGTTTGCGGCAATACGGAAGCGTTCCGTATTAGTGGTCAGGAAAACCATTGGAAGAGCTGGAATCGTTTCAATGCTGAATGCAGTTCCGCTGTAATAATTTATTTGACAACTATCAGAGGAACTGTCTGAGGTAGAGTAAAACCGCATACTCGGATTACCAGTGCTTCTAAGAATAAGGTTTGGACCTGAATTATTCCGAATTGACACTCTTTCTCCGGTAACTGATGTAGCTGTATCCCCCACAACCAAACTACCAGCCGCCGTTAGACGCATTTGTTCTGTAAGACCGCCTCCACTATTAGTGTAAACTAGTATTGGCCCTGTACCATTGTTTTGAATATAGGTAGTACCACCTGCCGTATTGAATTGACCAAAAGCGGCAAAGCTTCCACCTGATGTACCTCTAGCATAATAAGCCGCACCATTTGTACCAACTAAATCCAAAGCCTTACCAAAAGATGAAGAATCCGCAGGGGCTGTAGTTCCAATACCTAGATTCCCGCTTGAATTCAAGCGCATATTTTCTGCGCCATTTGTAATAAACTGAATGTAATTAGAACCAGCGTGGAAATACATTCCGTCACCACCATAAGAGGGAGTATCAAAGATTCCAACCCCACCTGAGTCTGCGTAAAAATGACCTGCTCTTGTTGCGTTTCCCCATCGCCCGGTGAACTGGGATACTGTGCTATACAAATCTAATTTGTAAGCTGGCGAACTTGTACCAATACCTAGACCTGTTGGTGTTCCGACAAATATGTTTGTAGCTTCATTTGCTGAATTAATGTTGTCAACATATAAACCACCAGTAGTGTTGTAAATGCGAACGTCGTTAAACCCATCAGTGCCATAAGTTCCACGTTGCAACCTAATAGAGGGGGATTGCCCAGAACCTGTAGTTGATTGAATTGTTAATGCAGTGTCACCATTATCTGCAATATGAAGTTTAGTTGTAGGCGAACTTGTACCAATACCCACTGACCCAGCCGCAGTTACAGTAACCGCAGTAGCCCCGTTGGTCTGCAATGCCAAAACACCGGAGGAGTCCGCAGTACTTTTTAAGCCAGCGCTTCCACTGACCACGCCGTCATCGGCATTTAATATCGAAGCCATTTAAACTCCTCCGTTTGTTTTTTACAAAGGCGTACTAGTTGCCCAAGGTGTACCAGTAGCGCTCACAGGATTTTTCTGCAACTCAATGTTAGCAGCCAGAGCAGTTTCTGTCGCGGCTTTATCAACGCCGTTTGCCCAGACCCAACCAAGCACGGTGTCTTGTGTCAGTTCAGCATAGGGGATCGTAGGTGTGCCGTCTGCCCATGAGCATGTTGAGTAGATAGATGCTGTGAAGTCTCCGTCTACCGCAGTTGCCCGCCAGTGAGCCGCTGTTACAAAACCGTTTGATGTTTCACGGTCAAGTGTTTCGATTGTCCAAGTTGTAGTCGTAGTCATGATTTACCTTTCAGTTTAAAAATTGATTTTTAAGCGCTAATTCGAATTGCGCTGTAACTTATAGTTGATGCACCGCCAGAATTTTGTCTTGCTTGTAAGCTATACCCAGACATTTGAAATTGCAGAAGATTTCCGGAAACAATCACACTTACTTTAGTTGATGAACCAGCCTGTGTGTTGACAATAACATTGGCTTGATAATTATTTACGTCATCAGCGCTAATCCAAACAGTAACAAGATAACTAGAAATAGTACCAGCAGATGCGGTAAATAGCGTTACATAAGTACCTGAAGCTGTTGAAGCAGTAGTACCCGAAAAAGACTTAAAATACCCTCCAAGAACAACTCCATAGTTGCCAACACTTCCAGCGGTTGATGTAGACCCTACAAGCAAGCCGCCATCCGAATTAATTCTGGCTCGTTCTGTGTTGTTAGTTACAAATGAAATTGGCAATGCAGTTGTAGTAGCAATCTGCATAAAATTGGTATCGTCTTGGTAAATCAAGCCGTATCGTGTAAAACCAACACCAAACTGAATACGAGATGCCGCACCGCCCGAAACATTGATAGCAGTAGTAGTACCTGCACCACTAGAGAACACAGCAAGGCTTCGTGCAAAACTGTTTGAAAAAATATCGCCGCCTGTAGTTCCAATAGCCACATCGCCTGTGTTTGTAATACGCATGCGTTCTGATGGCTGAGTATTGTTTGCAGACGCAGTGCAAAATTGAAAAGAACTACCACCACTTGCGCCATCAATATTCATAAAAGCCGCAGATTGACTTGCGTTAAATATTGCGCCTGTAGATGGCAAACGATTTATAGAGATGTTTAAAAGGTTTGAAAGGTTACCAAAATATGCAGGAGTAGCTGAAATTAAACTTAAATTGCCTGCGGTATCTACACTTAAACGATTTACACCAGCAGTAGAGTCTCTAAGTTGGAATTGGTCACTTTCTGCACCATTGACTCGCATTGTCCACTGACGAGCATCATTGGCAAAAGCTACAAAAGCACTAGAATCAGCACCAGTAGAAAGTGCAAAAAAACTTACATCAGAATCGCTTGTTGCTCTTACTTGAACACCGCCATTTGGGGTGTTTACATGTAATTTAGTAACTGGCGAACTTGTACCAATACCCAACCCTGTTGAGGTGAGGCGCATTTGTTCTGCCGCATTTACATAAAAGATTGTTCCTGTATTACCGCTGTTGTATAAGTTTAAAAAGTTTGATGTGTCGTTAAAGATTGAAGCCGCATAAGTGCCTGTAGTGTTTTTAAATCCAATATAATTATTGTTGTTTAAAAGAACCTGTCCAGCCGTACTTAAATTTGTCCCATCAAAAGTTAACCCAGAAGAACCAGTCAAATTCCCGCTAGCACCCGCATAGACAACCCGACCTGAAGTTAGTGATGTATCGGTTAAATCAGGGGTTGTGATACCCGCTGTGCCGTCTAATGTAATTGCCATGATTAACCTTTCAATGCGGCTACATCAGCCTGTAACTGTTGGATGATTGCTTGTTGTTCTTGAATAGCCGCAGTTAATGTAGCGACCAAAAATGATGTGTCGATGCCTTGTGACTTAATGTTTCCATCTTCGTCTACGGCATCTTTTGCTCCAGTCACAGCATCAGGAAAAACTTCAGCAAGTTCGTGAGCAATAAAGCCTTGACCGTCAGCACCATCAACTTTCCATGTGTATGTGCATGGTTTTAATTGCGCCACAGTAGCCAAAGCACCAGTCATAGGTGCAATGTTTTCTTTTAATCGGTAGTCGGATGAAGTGACATAAGAAGTTGTTGAAGCATTAACACCAATTGCCCCAACAAAAGTGTTGGAAGCATTTTTAAATGTGTAGCCATAATCACCATCAGTTGCGACCCGTAAAGAACAAGCCGAAATTCCACCTGTAGCAGTAACACTAAACACAGCATTTAATGTGCTTGTACTGTTTATAAGCAAGTTACCGCTAGAGTCTATTCTGGCTCGTTCTGAACCACCAGTCCAAAAAGATACTGGTACATAACTTCCTGTTGACCTGTAAGTTGCACCGATTGCAAAAGTGCTTCCGTTGTATCCAAGACCTAAAACATTGGTGTTTGCATTCGCTTCAATTTGAATGCCTGAAGTTTGAGTGCTATCGTTTAATTGCTTAACTGAAACAATACCTCTTGCTAAACCGCCTGTTGTTGGTACTGTTGTAGTGCCGACAAGCAATGAACCGCTAGTGTCTATTCTGGCTCGTTCTGTTGAGCCAGTTTGAAAAGTAAGTACGTTGTTACCAGTAGCATCAATTGTGCTTACTTCAGAGCCACCACCATTGGTTAAACGAATAATTGAACCAAAAGACGATTGAATCTTTAAGAGGCAATTGTCAGTAGTGTGTTTAAGGTGTAGCCGTGTGTCTGATGCAATAGAAGTCTCACCTATGCCCAATCCACCACTTGCATTAAGAGTCATCGCCTGAGTAAAGGTGATAGCGTTTCCTGCTGTGCCTGATGGGGCTGTAAACCAAAGGTGGCTTCCACCTGCGGAGTCTTGTGAATAACGAGTTGCGTAACCACTGTCTCCGTATTTCCAACCCGAATTAAAATAAGCATTTATGCCATAACTAGTGCTTGAACCTACACTTGATGCACCAAACAAAAATGCATTTCCTACATGGCCTATTTGTAATGTTTTACCAGTACTCCAAGCACTCGGAGTAACTCCCAAGCCTACATTCTGACTCGTATCAATAGTAACTGCAGTAGTAGCAGATGATCCTGTCTTTAAAACTAACGCACCCGTTGTATCCGAGCTAACAACGTAACCAGTTGTTGAAGTTGTTCCTGAACTGATTGAACTCATGGCCTGTCCTTAAATAATGATGTGGCGCTGGCCAGATGTTACTGTCACAGTCACGCCCGAATCAATTGTCAAAGGGCCCACAGAAAAACCGTTTGTTCCTGCAGCAATTGTGTAGCTCGCTGTTACGGAGCTTGCGTTAATTGTAATGCCGTTGCCTGACACCATCGCTGTGCTTTGTAAATCGCCCGTGCTAGGTTTGTACAACAGCTTGGCATTACCTGTGTAGATTGTACTCGCCGTACCGCTGGTTGTTGAAGCAAACAGGGGAAACAGATTTGTTGAAGTCGACGTGTCGTTAGACAGTGTTACCGCAGTAGCCGTTGTTGCCCAAGATGTATTGGTTCCATCTGTTGTCAGGAACTTTCCAGAATTCGTAGCCTGATTTGGAATCAAAGCATTGAGGGCTGCGTTAGCCGTGGTCTGGCCTGTACCGCCGTTTGCTATGGGGAGTGTGCCGTTGACACCCGCAGTCAGAGAAACTGTGTTCTTCTCCCACAAACTAGTGGAGCTATTCCAAACAATTGTCTGACCCGTTGTTGGTGATTGGGCTGAAACATTGTGCAACTCATCTAACTCGTAGCCGTTTTGTACTTTGACAAACAGCTTTCCTTGTGTGGCGTGAGCGTATTCGACAACAGCTACGTAGACCAAGTGCTGAGGTGCATAAGGCTTTGTTGCTGTCAGAGTGCCAGCCGTTGTTGGGCTTAGATATAGTTGTTGCCCGTCTGTATAAGCAGAGGTGTTAATGTTGAGTATTAAGCCAATGACTGTTACATACCCGTTTGAGTTGTTTGCCAAATCAGAGGTTATCAAACCCAGTGTTTGAGCTGAGGTTGCATCCCCAGTGGCCAATGCTTTTGAGACTGTTGACCTTTGACCAGTTGCACCGGAGATATAAACGGCAGTACCCTTGGTCAAGGTTGCGCCAGTTGTGTTTCTCACTGCTGCCAGCACTGTTGATGCTGGTGAAGTTTCGGAAACCGCCAAATCTACAGCACCACTAACAGTTGTTACGATTATCGACCCGTCGGCAGAAGCAACACTGGAAACTCCAGCAGTAATGGTAGATGGAACCCATGCTGTGCCATTCCACGTAACGGCTTGTCCGTTCGTGGGTGTACCCGTAACCTGAATTTTGTCCGTGTTCAGGTTTGTGAAGTTAGAGTCAACTTCAGTATTGGTAAGAGGCGAGCCCTTGCCTGCGCGGGTAACAATAGTGCTCATATTCCAAACTCCTAACGCTCAGCACGTCATGTAAATTTAACCGACTGTGACTGTCCAAGTAACGGCCATTGTATCGTTTGCACCTTTGTTGACAACAGCAAACACAACTCGGCAAAGCAGTATTCCAGCAGATGATGCGTTAAAAATACCAGCTTCTTGGACGCCGCCTGTAGCTACGCCAGTGCCAAATGTTGCCGTATAAGTAACAACGTTGTTAGCCGCCGTACCAGCTGTCAAGGCTACGCGACCCAGCTCAGTGCCCAAAGTAGTGTCACCCACAGCAGCAGCAGTACTGCTTGACCCTAGAGCCATATGGCTCATGACGTTAGAAGCAACGCCAACCATACGCGAAGCCGTAAAGTTTTTACCGGTCGTGACAACCAGATTGGCTGCACGTTGTTCGACTACTTCACCGTGCTCGTTTGTCAGAGTAACGTGGACTTTGCCGGTCAGTTTGAAAAGTTCATTTAAGTTCATGGTTTTTCCTCAAAATGTGCGGGTTTCACCCACGTAGTCTTCTAAAAAATAAGTAATGTCGCAGTAATCTTGCATTATCAACAAACCAGCATCAGTTGTCGAGGCTGTGTCAGATAAATTTTTACCTAAATTCCACTCAGGATCATCGTCAATCCCGAGGTCGTCAATTGCCAATCCATCGTTTTCCTCGTCAACAAACGAAATCCCAACAACGGAATCAATTATTGCCAGCGAGTCGGTAATCAGTTTATCAACGGCAAACGTAGCTGCATCAATCGAGGTAAAGCTATCTTCTAAAAGCTTGTCTACGCTGCGTGTAGCGGCATCGCTAAAGCTGGTGGTGTCTGCAAAATCACGATTAAACGTTGTTGCAAGCTCAAACAAATCGCTCATTGCCGTGGAATCAGACAACGGCTTACTAACACCCAGACTGATTTGTTCAGCCAACTCTGTAATATCAGCTAACTGTTTTGTAATAGCAAGCGTTGTAGCGTCTGTCTCGGTCAGCGTGTCATCGACGTTAATAAACTCAACAAACTTGCCCGTAATAGCTAAAGCCTGCAGCAGTACGTACCGAATCTCCGCCGACAACTGTGTCGAAGTTGTAAGCGCCTGAAGCTTAACGTACAGCGTGGTAACCTTCATTAAAAGTCCTCGCGAATTTGGAACTTCAGAAGATCATAGACGGTTTGGACGTCGTTATTAGAAAATGTAACTTGAATCTCACCTTCATAAGTACCGGGGTCGCCAGATAACGCCGATGCAGGCATAGCAAACACACAAACACCGTTTGGGCCATCTGTAATAACGCCGCTGATAGTTGCTTGCAAGGTTGTTGCGCCTGCTTGACGAAATTTTAAAACAACTGTACCCCCCGTGATATCGACCACAGCGCCCGTATTTTCGTCAGTAAGTGTTGCCTGAATTTGCGGGCGGTTTACGTCACCTTGAACTAGTTTAATTTTCTCAGCCATGGTTTGGAGCTCCAGACGTACTTGGTGCGATAGAAGTTGTGCCTCTTAGCTCAGTGCTAAGCGCTGTTGTGTATAGAGCGTAGTGCGCCTGAGCACGACTTGCGTTAGCTGCAGACTCAGCGTCTTTACTAAACGCACGAAACAAAATATAGTCCGCAAGTGCATTTGCAAAGATATCAGCAACGCTTATATTACCACTCACTGCTGTGTAAAGGGCGTTATCAGCAGGCTCGGTAATGTCAGTCGGGTACGCCGAATAAACTGTCGAAAGCTGAGCCAACGTAGTTGCTGGCGGGTACACATAAAAAACCCTAGGATCAATTGGGTCGTACATGTAATTTGAGATGTTAACGCTAGCAGTTGCAACGTGCCACGAGGGGCTTATTGAATCAAGCATTTGGCGATTAACTTTTCGCACAACCTGTTTGCTACTTGTTGCTGCAACATTGCGCACAATGTCTATGAGCTTAGATGCCGCGGCAGGCAGGGTTTGCCGTGTACCTGATACACAAGTAAGCGTAGCGGTCGTAGCAGTGGCATCAGGGCGGTAAACAGTAATGTCTCGTTGGCCGTCGTTAAGGTAGCGTACAAGCTCGTTTGTTGCCCAGCGAACAGCGGACGCATCCTGCAAAGTTCCTACGACCCGAAGTAAAACTGATTGTGCGGAAGTAGTCATTTATAGCCTTACACAAATGGGCGTGAACGAACGCGCATAGAACCACGAACATGACCGTAGTTCCCCTCTATACGAGAGTTTGTAATGTGACGAGCCGTTTCCATCTGTACCTGCGAAGCGCGGGCGTAGTTAGTAAAAGGCTGATCTGGAAGAAGCATAGCCCTGTAGATTGCTCCCGACACAACAGGCTCGATCCAACGGTTATACAAGTCGTCTTCAAGCTGCGTAGCTGTCATAGCCGGGCGCAGCGCAACTGTTGTTACTAACGTATAAACATCATCTGGAGTTGGCAAAAGTCGAAGAACAAACTGCGAGTCTGTACGGTCAACATAAAAAGAACTAGGGATGCCAGAATCTACGGGTAAGTACCTAGGAAAACTTTCGGCCATGTCGCCGACAAGAGGGAT